ACTAGTTCCAAATGAAAGACCATCTATCTTGAGGAATTCTAAATTATCAACGATAGCGGTAACACCAATAGAACCAGTAACAAGATTCACATACAATGCACCAGTGCTATCAACCTTGAATGGAATTTTGGTGTTGTAATTATTGATGTTGGTAAGACCGTGTGCGAAGACCGCAACAGGATATGCACCTGAAAGACCAACTACACGGACTGTGTCCTCTACACCCACAGTTGCTGCTGACAATGCGACACCATTTGCAACAGGAGTGGCTCCTATTGTTGCTCTTAGCAGTCGAGTCTGAAATCCATAATATGGATCTAATACAAAAGGATCTTCCGTGCTTTCTACAACTACAGTATTCAACACAGAAACGCTATCAGAACCATATGTCAGTGATCGAATGTCGAGGTCTGTTGCAGTCACTCCAACTGCCCAACCACCAGAGTAGCCGACGATTCTTACAACATCTTGACCCATAGCACCAGCAGTTCTTGGATCTCCTGCGGTCAATGCACGAATACCAAAGTTGGTTGCAGTTACTCCAACTGCCCAACCACCAGAGTATCCAACCACACGAACGACATCTTGACTAATTGCACCGGCAGTAGTTGGATCTCCTGCGGTTAATGTTCTGATGTCAAGATCAGTTGCAGTTACTCCAACGGGTTGATTTACGCTTACAGTTCCCGTTACAGTTACAGTTCCACCAACACTCGACACAGCAACAGTTGGAGTGTTTACGATAGCAACTGGCAAACCGTTTGATGATGTAACTCTTGTGCCACCATCTCCAGTAGCACCATAAGCAATCTTCATTACTTGAAAATGATTACCCTCTGATGCGGAGTAGTCTGTTGCTATTACTGCTTCTCCAGAAAATCCTGATACTGCCACATTGTTGTCCGTGTCGTAAGCCATTTTGATTCCTTTTTATGATTCTGTGATCTTGATTATTTATACTCCTTGACACCACAATACATAGAGTATAATCCTCATCATGATTGACCCCACACAGATATCCAACCTCATAGAACGAATGGTTTCCAATAGAAAGATCTCCTACATGGAGGCTGTTTTGGAAATTTGCGAAGAGCATTCAGTTGATGCTTCGCTTGTGGCAAAGCACTTGTCTCGCCCAATCATTGAAAACATTGAGAACGAAGCACGACAAGTGAATCTATTGCCGCGTAAGAAATCATTGCCTTTCGCTTGACACACACCGTACACGCTGTATACTCAGCACATTGTCAGATACTCAGTACACCCAGTAAAAGGAGCAATACGATGTCAGATTTCGCAAGTTTTAAGAAAAGTTCGAAGAACAACCTTGGCAAAATTGCCAAGGAACTAGAGAAAGTCACTAAAGGCGGGGGAGAAAATTCCTACAAGGATGATCGTCTCTGGCAGCCTGAAGTTGACAAGACGGGAAACGGGTATGCAGTCATCCGTTTCCTTCCCGCTCCTCCAAGCGAGGATCTTCCTTGGGTTCGTGTCTTCAGCCACGGATTCCAAGCAAAGGGTGGTTGGTACATTGAGAACTGCCCCACCACAATCGGACAGAAGTGTCCTGTTTGCGAGGCAAACAACGAGTTGTGGAACAGCGGAAACGATGATGACAAGAACATTGCGCGTGATCGCAAGCGCAAGTTGTCATACATCAGCAATGTCCTTGTGATTGAAGATCCTGTCAATCCTGCCAACAACGGTAAGATCTTCCTCTACCGCTATGGCAAGAAGATCTTTGATAAGATCAACGACAAGATGAATCCTCAGTACAAGGATGAGGATGCTGTGAATCCATTCGACTTCTGGCAGGGAGCGAACTTCAAGATCAAGATTCGCAATGTCGATGGATACCGCAACTACGACAAGTCGGAGTTCTCTACATCGTCACCTCTCCTCGACGGAGATGACAAGGCACTTGAGGCTCTGTGGCGCAAGGAATACTCATTGCTTGACTTCGTGAAGCCTGATCAGTTCAAGGCATACGGAGAACTCAAGACAAAGTTCCAATCCGTCATCAATGGTTCTCAGTCTCAGAAGGCAGAGGACATGGACATTTCTGAGGAAGAAGAGGATGCTTCGGAGAAGAAGTTCACCCCGAAGTTCCCAACTGCTGAAGCGAAGGCACCTGGTCGGGAAACAAAGCCAAAGACTAGCAAGGTGAGTGAAGATGACGACGAGGATGATGCCTTGTCATACTTCAAGAAGTTGGCAAATGAGTGAGTTTTATACATATTGTTGTTCGCCCCAGTCTTCTCACTGAGTCGGCGTGGGGACAGTGCAAGCGTCTCATTACGCTATTCACTGCGCGTCGGGGAGTAACTTAACCCGCACAAGGAACTTCGCTACCGAACACCCCTCAGAAATGAGGGGTGTTTTATTTTCAGAACACAGCAAGAATAAATAGTGGTATGAAGAAGAGCAATAAAGCATTAATTGAATCTTTAAAAACAATCCTATCTTCTGATGATGAGTTGAAGAAGGATAAGGTAAAGATGCTTATTGATATTGGATTTTTTGGTTTGAATGAAAAGGAAAAAGAATCTTTGTTCAATCCAAAACCCACAAAAAGGAAGAATGCAAATGGCACAAAAGAAGAAATTGACCGAGAAGCATGAGTCGGACTATCAGTTTGCTCGTCGTTGTGCCGATAGAATGAATCTTCCATGGCAAGCAATAGTTTCTAATCAGAAGTATGTTGACATCATCAGAGAAGCACGTTATACTAATATGAGTGTGAGTGAAACCGTGGCTTACTTCAAGGAAGTTATTTCCGAGAAGAAAGATATTGAAAAGAAGACTAAGGTAAAGACACCTGGTCAAACCATGGATATATCAAAGAGGAGCAAGGATTTTCCAACTCCTCCCTGTGAAATGGATAGATGATTGAAAACATACAACTACCAACCCGTACAACTAGACCTTCCCGAACTCCGTGTGCTTGAGAGCAAGCATGGGAGAGTCTACATCACGCCTTCGGGAAAGCATCTGCCGTCTGTCACGACGGTCACTGGCTTCGAAGGCAAGGACGGGATAGAGATTTGGCGTAGAGCAAATCCTCGCGAGGCACAACGAGTCTGTGATCGTGGAAACACGATCCATTCCATGATGGAACATCTCCTCAAGAACGAGGATGTTGTTCTTTGTGAACATTCCGATGTCAATGAACTCTACGAAATGCTGAAGAGCCACGTCGAGACAAAGATCGACAATGTCTATGCACTTGAGCAACACATGTGGAGTGAGAGCGTAGGACTCGCTGGCAGAGTTGACTGCATCTGCGACTACGATGGGAAACTTTCAGTTGTGGACTTCAAGGGTTCGACTCGCGAAAAGCACACAAGTGGAATCAAGAACTACTTTCAGCAAGCCACGGCATACTCTTTGATGTTCCAAGAACTCACTGGTCGAAAGGTAGAGCAGATTGTGATTCTTGTGGCTTGCGAGACGGGTGTCCTACAAGAGTTCGTAAAAAAGCCCGTGGAATATGTCCCCGGGCTTCTTAGTTCTCTTCAGTTGTACAATCAGTGGTATCAGTTGAATCCAGTCATTGCCGATGCGTTGTGAGTGACATGGCGAACCTTCACTGGTAGGATCTCCCCTGGAGCAAGGCTGATTCTTCTAAGGGCAGTGGTTGGATCGTCGCGCCAAAGACGAACATCTGCGGTAATTCCTGTTGTGGTTCCATTAAGAAGACCGCTCGCGCCACCCGTCCAACCACCTGTTGGGATGGTAAATGATTCTGTGTAAGTCCTGTCCATAGTAATCCTCCTGTCATATTTAGCAAAGCAGCGATTTAGGAAATCTCGGATGGTATGTCATTTACCATATTTTTCCAAATAAGAGTTTATAGACAATCTATGTTCTTTATCTCTGATCAACCCTTCAATTTTATTACAAGAATCGCAAATTATTCCCCTTAGTTTTCCTGTTGTGTGATCGTGGTCCTGACATTTCGTTTGATTGTCTCGCTTACCCTCAGATAGCAAAGCCCCACAACATTCGCAGTGTGTTGTTGATTGGTAGTGAAGCCAATTTTCTTCCAATGCACAGGAATACCTACAAAAATATCTAGAGCGTTTTCTTTTATCTGAAGTGTTTCGATGTTGATCGTATTGTAAAAGTTCTTCATGATTACAACTTCTGTGATTTTTGTTGTATTCTTTCTTTTTTTCCTTATTTGCATCTCTATACTGTTTCATTTTATCTTTATTGATCTCGTACCATTTTTTATTCCTATCTTTGATTCGGTCATTATTAGCAAAATAATATTCTTTGCTATACTTACTCATAAAAATTCCTTTTTCTAAATTTTAGAAAATCATGGTCTAACCGTGTTGTATAATCTGATACTACATACAATAGTAGTTATACAGTATATCAATGAAAAGGAGAGTATATGAATACTACATTACTTGCGTCGTTTGGGGATATTCTTGGAACAACTTGGTGGAGCATTCTCATGTTTGTCGCTGGTGCTGCAATCGGCACCCCACTTTGGAATTGGGTTTCCAAGAAACTTCCTTGGAATAAGTGATAGACAACCAAGTCTTCTCTAAAGAACACAGCGGCAAAAAGCCGCTGTGTTCCTTTATACATATTTTACGAAATCACGGAGATTCAAATGAACCCATTCACTCGCAGAGACTCGCTTTCCGATATTGCCGCAAACACTCTTGACAAGAGCAAGAATCAGACTCTTGTCGAAGCACTATTGGAATCAACATACAATACAAACCACCGCTCTGCGTTGGATGACAGGGCATTGTTTTATGTCGAGAAGCCAGAGAACATGCAAGTCATCAATGCATTCATCAAGAGGTTCCTCACAGGTCAGCACCTTGATCCAATGGATCGTTTGAACCGTCTCTTCCTACAGTTGCAAACAATCGGTCTTCATGTGGACGATGGTGACATGAATTTCGGTGTCAAGGATGCCACAAACGGCACATTCAATGTCTATCAGTATGGAAGACGCGCTAGTGATCACCCAATCTCTGGTGACGAATATATTGATGACGAAATCTTTCTTCGTTCCCGTATGCACGGTAAGTTGAAGATTCGAACATCTATGGTTCCTGGCGGACTCTACATGATCGATGCAGAACTCTACATGACATCTGAAAAGAAGAACCACGACTAAGTTTCTAATGTCAGACAATCGTATTCGTGATGAAGACTTTTTGACCTTCGCACTTGAAAACTATGACAATCCACAATGCTCCTCTCTTGAGGAGTTCTATGAAGATATAGACAGAATCAAGTATTTGAAGAGATTGATGAATCGTGATGATGGGGATACTGCACAACGAAACAGATTGATCATAAACCATCTCATTGTTATAACCAATGTGTTTGGAATAGAAGTTGGAAATCGAATCCTGTTTCACAGAATGGAAGAAAAGTTCCATTCAAGACTCAAGACATTCCTTTATTATCTAAATGTGCTTCGCCACGAAATACCAGAGGCTGATCTTGCAGTAATACCAATGGAAGATTCTCTTTTGCAAGAACTGAGGAAGATATGAAAGACACTCCTGAAAACTTTAGCAAACACTTGGATGAAGAAGCCGAAAGACTAATTCTTGAGGCACTTGAGGATCAAGATAAGATGGACATCCTTGAGATTATGCTTGGAGAAGAAGTTGCAAACACAGCCTCTGCACCTGGTCTTGCCATGGTTTCAGACGGAGAACCCGTTTCTCCACGATACAAGCAACGCGAGTTTGGTAAGGGAATCTGGCGAAGAAAGAAAAAGAAAGAGCCAGTGTTCGAAACCTCAGATATAAAACTCTCACTTGATATTGCAAACACATCGTTGATGGAAACTCACTATGTTGTGTATGGTGTGGATGACATCAATGTCGATCAAGTTCTCTCACTCATTCCATCAGAAGAACTTGAGATGCTTGCTGAAGGAGCAAAGCGCAAGATTGTCATTCGTGGTGGAAAGAAGAGAATCGTCTTCAAGTGTCCAGCGGGACAGAAACTTGCCAAGAAGGGTGGAAAGGCTTGTGTGAAGATGGGTGGGGCAGAGAAGGCTCGCCGTTCCAAGCAAGCCAAGAAAGCCGCACGAAAGTCCAAGAAGAGCAGAGCAGCAGCAAATCGCAAGAGAGCAAAGTCTATGAAGAAAAGAAAGTCGATGGTGCGAAGATGAATAGTTTTGTGACTAGAATTGCAGCAATTATTTCAATGGGAGTTATGATGATTGGTGCAAAATGCACCTCGACTCCATCTATCATAAAACCAGAAACTCCTGTAGCCACAGTTGTGTATGATGATGTCAAGAAAGTTACAGAATCAAATGAGGTTGTAAAAGCAAATGCAGAAGAGATTCAGCAGTCTGCTACTGCCATTACTCAATCTGCTATTGCCATAAAGGACAAGACCGAAGATCCTGTTGTTGCTGAAGAAGCAAGTAAGATTGTTGTTGAAAGTAACAAGGTGGAGAATGCTGCCATCTCAATACAGAAAGAAGTTGATATCGTGCAGAAGGATCTTTCTGCCGAGAATATTCAGCCACTTCTTGAGCAAATTGAGCAACTTGAGAACACCAACAGCGATTGGAAGAAGAAGTACGATGATCTTGTTGCCGCATCGACCGCAGAGATTCAGAAGATTGTAAGAATCTTTTGGATGGTTGGATTCGCAATGATCGTTGCGGGAATGATCGTAGCATACTTTCACAAGGTCATCGGTGGAATCATTCTATGTGCAGGATTTGTTTCTGTTGGTCTTGCAGCAGCAAACCAATACTACTATCAAGAGATTGCCACAGTTGGTCTTGTAGTATTCATAATCGGATTCCTTGCATCTGCGATTTCAGTTGGCTACTTCATCTTCAGAAACAAGAAGACAGAAGAGGCAGTTGCAGACAATGTCAAGTTGCTTGAGGACATCAAGACTGAGATTCCCGAAGAGGCAAAGATCAAGATTTTCGGTGATGGTGGTCTTGCAACAAAAGTGCAGAAGCAATCTACACAGAGACTCGTCAAGGAAATCCGCTCTAAGTTGGTCAAATAACGGAAAGAAGAATCTCGCCATGCATCTTCTTGCAGATGTAATAGGCATCTATCACATCTGATACGGGTGATGTGATGTCCTTCTTGTCTGGTGTCATGATTGACTTGAGATCTATGCCAGTTTCCTTGAGAAACGCTTCGTGCATAGCAGTCTTGTCTGCGTTGCCCTTACCACAACCAAACTTCTTCACCTCTGTGGGTGGAATGATGGTAACAGGAATGCCCTCTTGAAATAGTTTGTACTTCAGCACACCTGTATTCTCAGCAATGTGAAACACTTTGCCTGTAGCGGAGTATGCATAGCCTTCAAGAGCCACTTGCTTTACATCCTTTAGAATGTCTATTGCCCAATCAGCAATGCTCTGATACCGCTCCATATCTTCTTCCCATTCGGAGAACAACTCTCCATGAATATTTCCCATGAAGATCTTGGCATACTTCTTGGTATCGGTCAGAAAGTAGAAACAGCAGTCATCGAACGTGAATTTGCCACCACCTTCAAAGACGCAGATGCAAGGACCACAAAGAGAGTAGTCGATTCCTGCGATCTTGTGGAGTGTATGAGTCATATCATAGATATTTAGTGATATATCACAGGGAGAAACAGATGGCTGGAATAAAAGCGGAACGACAGGAAAAGGCGGTGTTGAGTGCTATAAACGAAGCCGTCGCAAGGAACAAAAAAAATCCTATAACTGTCATTGCTGGTAAGACCAAATTTTATGGTGTAATATCAGCAGAGAAATACTATGGAAGACAAACAACAGGCTCGGAGCCATACACCGACATAGTCATAACATCAATGATTAGGGGAAAAAGAACACTGTACAATCTATCATTGAAAGGAGAAGAGGCTGCATCTCTTGCGGGTGGTGGGTTGCGTGGGCTTGAACTCATAGTTCCGGGCATAGGAAAAAAATTCATGTCTACGGCATACAAATATCTTGTAGAAAATAAAAAATTGAATACTGGTGACAAAGTTCCGGATATTTACGGAAAGATCGTAGGTTCCAGTAAAATAAAAATTGTTCGTGGAAACGAAAAAATAGGTGGTCCAATAGACTACATGTATATTGGAAAAATGGATGTGTTGAGTAACTATGATTCAAAGAGGAATGTGTTAACATTCAAGAATGGTGAAATCGTAGATGTGGAAACTTACGCCAGAAGTAATGAACTTTATTTTCGTCTTCGGGCTAGGAGGATTGATCAGAGATTTGATCCAGAGGCGAAAGACTCCAGCAACACTCCTAAAATATATGGTAAATCTCCGTCAAAGGGTGATTCTGCTGGTAGAATAGTCATCACGGACGATGTTCCCAGAAATGCAGAAATAGTTTCGATTCGCTAGATTATTTCTTCTTACGAAGTTTTCTTTTTGGGGATCTTGAACTTTTACGGCTCTTTGGATTCTTTATTTGAATCTTGATTCTTTCTGGTTCTCCACCACCAGCGGTGATGAGTTTATCGCCTGTTCCGCGCATTATTTCTCGCGTCATCTGCTTACGAATCTGTGACACAGTCCCTGCCTTTGCATTGACGGGTGTCTTTGCATAAGCATGGCAAACTTTTCCTGCACATCTTGCGGCAAACTGCCCCACACGTTTGGCAAAATCAAGAACATTTTCATCAAGTTCTTTTGGACCACCAACGATCTCTGCGCTTGGTATAGTTGCAATCGCAGTCTTCTTTGCATCGGACTGATTCACTGCTTGAATCACAACCTTGCGTGGAGTTCTTCCCTTTTCTCCAGGAAGCCTATATCGAACAAGGTATGTCTTTTCATTTGATGATTTTGGTTCTTTCTTTTCTGCCATGTGGTCATCCTAGCAATG